ACTTGAACGCTATAGCAACGTCTGGTGACTATAATGATCTAACAAACACGCCCACTCTGTTTAGTGGTAACTATAATGACCTAACAAATCAGCCTAGCTTGTTTGATGGCGCATACTCTAGCTTAAGTGGACAACCGACTTTAGGTACATTAGCTGCATTAAACAATGTTAACTATACTACTGACATAACTAATACGCCAACGTTAGGAACATTAGCTAGTCAGAATACCGTTAACTATAGTACTGACATAACTAATACGCCAACTTTAGGTACATTAGCTAGTCAAGACACTGTAAACTATAGCACCCAAGTTACAAGCAAGCCTACAATTCCAAGCAGCACAAGTGATCTTACAAACGACAGTGACTTTCAAACAGGATCACAAGTCAGTAGTGCAATAAGCAGCGCAGGGTATGCAACTGAAAGCTATGTAACCACGCAAGTCGGCACAAAGTCTAAAATCTATTACTCATCAAGTGCTCCATCGGGAGCGAATACAGGCGATCTTTGGTACAATACTAGCACAGGAACATTTAAAAGATGGAGTGGTTCTTCTTGGGTAGACGTAAGTATTACCGCTGACAGTATTGCTGCAAATTATGTTTATGCTGGAACAATAAATGCCGTTCAGATTAATTCAGGAGAAATTAATGTTGCTAGATTGCCAGGAATTGGTGTTGCTGGAAGTACCTCAGTTTCGTCAAGTCTAAGTAGTGCAAGTTTTCCATATACCATGACTGTTTCCTTTAGTGGAGTAACATCTGGTTCTAGTATGATGGCAGTATTAAATGGAACTTTTGATACTACTAATGATAATGGTTCAGTTTCTATAACACCAACAGGCTCAAATGTCAGTTTAAATCACAATCAGTCTATTGGTGGGTTCGCTTATAATAGAACTACTTACGCTAATTGTATATCCGCAACAGCTACTTCTACAAGTGGTAGCTTAGGGTTTAGTATTGGCCGTTCTCCTTCGGGTGGTGTTTATGTTCAAGCGGCTGTGTCACTATTAACATTTAAGGCTTAAAATGCAGTATACAATTTTTACATCTGAGGGACATTGGCTTGCTCATGTAGATTGCACTTATGAGACAGATGTTCCGACTTTAGAAAGTAATCAACAAGTTGTCGTAGGTAATCATCCAGAAAACACGATGCTTGTAAATAATGAGATCGTAAATGCTACGGGTGATGCACTTGACGAATACAATAACAAACTTCTTATGCAGATTAGAAAAGAGCGCAATCTTTTATTAGCGCAATCCGATTGGACGCAGTTTAACGACAGCCCATTAGACAATACAAAAAAACAACAGTGGGCCACCTACCGCCAAGCCTTGCGTGACCTACCCACCAACACAACAGACCCAGCTAACCCAACTTGGCCTACTAAACCAGAGTAAACCTATGTATGAGATGATCGACCTAGTAATGCAGTGGCTTGTAGCTCCCTTAGTTGTAGTTGTATGGCACCTGTTTAACCGTTGTACTAAGCATGAGACACAGATAGCTGTACTACAGTCTCAGTTAGAAAGCTCTAAAGTCTCTTACGACAGGGAGATGAAAGAGATGAAAGAAACCATCAAAGCAATCTTTATGAAACTCGACAGTATAGAACAATCACTGCGAGAGAAATAGATGCCAATACTAGAGAGCATTGCTGCTGCTAATGCTGCTTACTCTGTAATAAAGACTGCCTTAGGTAATGGTAAAGAGACTGCAGGTCTTATCAGTGCTGTAGGTAAGTTCTTATCAGCAGAAGAAGATGTAAAAGACGCAGTAAATAAAAAGAAGAACAGTCCACTTACTGCTATTACTGGGGGTTCCGAAGGAGATTGGGAAGAGTTTCAACACTTAGAGAACCTCAAACAAAAGCGACAGGAATTAGAGTCCTACTGCAGACTCTACGCGCCACCAGGTACATGGGATAGATGGCAACAGTGGCAAGTTGAAGCTCGTAAGCAAAGGCAAGCTGCTAAGAAAGCTGCAGAGAAAGCCAGAGAAGAGCGTAACGAAGCAATAGCTACAGCCACAGGAATTGGAATGGCTGTAATAGTTGTAATCTTAGGAATTTACTACTTAGGTGTCTACATGGGAAGGTGGTAAGATACGTGGTTTATAGTAAAGACGGAAAGATCGTCATAATCACGTCTAACAAAAGGATAGCTGAACACTATGCCAGCAACAGTAATTGACGAATACAAGGTATTCCCACGGCTAATGATGTTAGTCGTTACTATATTAACTTACCAGAGTGTCCACTGGTACATGTCACTACCTGACCCCACAAACGGACAAGCAGGACTGGTCTCAGTCTGTATGGGGGCTTTAACTGGATGCTTTGGCATCTGGATGAATAAAGAAGCTAAAACGGATCGAGGTTCGTAATGTTACAAGCAATCTTAGGGCCAATCACCGAGTTGGCTAGTACATGGTTAAGGGGGAGCGTTGAAACTAAAGCTGCACAGACACGAGCAAAAGTGGCTAAGGCTGAAGCAGAAGCACAGATTATGGTCAGCCGTGCTACATCAGAAGCAGACTGGGAAAAGATCATGGCGGAGGGAAGCCAGAACTCGTGGAAAGATGAGTGGCTTACCATTCTGTTTTCAATTCCGCTGATACTTGTGTTTACTGGAGACTGGGGTCGAGAAGTCGTAGCTAATGGTTTTACCGCACTAGAGACTATGCCAGATTGGTATCAGTATACTCTAGGTGTAATCGTAGCCGCAAGCTTTGGTGTACGCTCTGCAACTAAACTCTTTGGGAGAAAGTAAAATGAGTTTCAAACTATCTAACCGATCACTCGATAAGCTACAAGGTGTTCATCCTGATATGGTAGCCACAGTAAAAATGGCTATTCAGATAACCAAAGTAGACTTCGGTGTTACCTACGGTGTACGAACATTAGAAGAGCAGAAGAAGCTTTATGCCTCTGGTCGCTCTCAGACTATGAAGTCCAAACACTTACTGCAAGGAGATGGCTATTCTCATGCCGTAGACCTTGTAGCATACGATGGTCCGAATGTGGTGTGGGAACTCAATGTTTATGATGACATTGCTGATGCCATGAAGTTTGCAGCTAAAGAAGTGGGCTGTAAGATTAAGTGGGGAGCTGCTTGGTCAGTAGGCAACATAGTGGACTACACTGGTACAGCAGAAGACGCTATGAATGAATACATTGATCTTCGCCGTAGTCAAGGTCGTAGGCCGTTCATTGACGGTCCTCACTTTGAGCTGATGGTCTAGTAAAATGTGGATCGCTATAATACTACTATGCCAGAACCCTTCAGCTTTATCATGTCAGGTGTTAGCTAAGACTGATGAGACTTTTTACTCTGAACAGGAATGCCAAAAGGAAGTCGTAGTGGTTGCTACAGACTTTATGAGTAAAGGCCTCATGGCTATTCCTAACTGCTTTAAGGTGGGTAACCCTACCTGAGCACTGGTCTGATAGACTGAGACAGCTCTCCTGTATTTCTACAGAACAGATCAGCAGACAAATGCTCTAGAGTTCTTATGACCCTATCACACTCTGACGAACTGTTGAGGAGCATGTCTACTTGTACATCTCCTGCGTGGTAGATTATAGTCAAGATATAGTAAAATTCCATAATACGCCTCTTGTGTATCATAGGGGTTTGTAGTAAGACAGAGGAGTTACCTCCTCCAAAACTAAAGGCGGCCTTCGGGCCGCCTCTTTTTATTTGCCATCGAGATACTCGTTAAGTCTTTTTGAGTACCATTCGACCTTCTTCAAGTCCTGCTTAAAGTTTCCCTTGTCCCTACATCGGTGTTGATACTTGATCATATTCCCACGTAGGTAACCAATGTACTCTGCTGCACTCAGTACCTCTTTCATGTAGTCTATACACTCAATAGACCCACTCGTGTAGTGAGCAGGGCTATTGACCATATCACGCTCTTGAGAACGATTACGTTCGTCGGGTGTAAAGTCCTTTACCATTCTGGATCACCATACTCGTCAAAGGAACCTACAGGACCACTGAAGCTCATGTCTACTGTGATCCCATTGACTGGGTCATCAAGCTCCTCGTGCTCTGTGGACATTACCCCCATTTCCTGAAGGTGATGCTCTAAGTAAAGTGGTATTTGGTTTTCCATTATTCACAACTCCTTAAGCCTGTTGATGGATCAAAGTAGCAAGCGCCACCTTCATCTACATGTGGTTTTACATTTTCATCGACAAAGAAGTCAAGTTGTTTTTCTGGCTCCTCTGCAACATCTTCTGAAGAGGCTGCATTTAGAATACCATAACGCTTACCTGCTGCACGGAATGTAGTGCAACCAGAAGCCCCACCATCAAACGCTTGCATGTAAACATCCTTGAACTCTTCCCAAGTAATATCTGCTCCTACGTTACAAGTTTTAGAACAGGCACTATCCACATACTGGCTTGCTAAGTTAAGCACTTTAACATGATCATTAACGTGAAGCTCATCTGCTGTTTTACCTTTAACACCAAACACACGATAGCCATAGTCTTCCACACGCTCTACCTTTGGACCTTCGAAGGTCTGGATAGTGCGATCATAGTAGTGAGAGAACACTGGCTCAATGCCAGAGCTTACGTTATCTGCTGACAGACTGATAGTACCAGTCGGAGCGATTGACAGTAGGTGAGAGTTACGAATGCCATACTTACGAATGTCATCACGAATCTCATGTGGCAATGTCAGACCAAACTCACTCAACAGATAGTTCTCTTTAAACAAGGGGAATGGCCCCTTTTCCACCGCTAGGGATACTGAAGTACGGTATGCAGTGTCACGTAAGACCTTCATAATCTGCGTGAGAGTAGCCATAAACCCTGCTGATGCATACGGGTAGCCCAGAGCCTCAATAGCGTTTGCTACCCCTGTTAGACCGAGTCCCATGCGGCGTTTGTTACGTGCCTCTTTAGCTTGCTCGTCTAGTGGGTAGACTGCACGATCTACAACATTGTCCATAGCACGTACAA